GAAGAATACAGTGTATTAATTTCAGAGTTAAAGGCTGCTAACTCTGAAATAGAAAGGCTGCAAGCAGAGAACAAAGAGTTGCGTGATTTCCTTGAGAAGTTCCGCGACAAGACAGCCTCAATATTTCAGTGAGGGTGATTCTACCTGTCAATTGGTAACTTATCCGTCCGAAATATCTCAGCCTTCTGCTTCAGGATAAGTTCCCGTTGACGTTCGAGTTCCTCAAACTGCCGATCTATTTCCGACAGCTTGGGGAACTCTATAACTTTATCTTTTGGGTTCATTGGACTTGCCAATCTTGGACTTTCTTAAATGCTCTGGTTCTTTTGAGTAGCCTCTGATCTGGGTAACGTTGTTGCCGTTCATAGATTTAAGCAACGCCTTTGATACATCTAGGTCCAACCCTGTTTGCTTGGATATAACTTGGGCTCCACTATCGATTGTTCGCAACTGGCGTTTCTTATCCACCATGGTTTCAACCATGGCATCTACCATTTCTTTCGCTACTTCTTTTGCCTGTAGTTCTAAGTAAGTTTTAGCCATTCTCTTGCTTTCTCTCCTAATACTAATGCGCCTATGTTGATCTTGTTTCTAAGTGCTTCAACGATACGCTCGTCTATTGTGCCTTCTGAGATCAGATCAATATAGGTCACGGGGTTTTTCTGTCCGATGCGGTGCGCTCGGTCTTCACTTTGGATCCGTGTTTCCAAGTTGAAGTCATTGGCATAGTATACCACAAGGTTGGCCTCGGTCAAAGTCAGGCCGTAACCAGCGGTAGCTGGGTTGCCCACAAAGTATTTCAGTGGGTGGTTGGGGTCTTGAAAGTTCTGCACGATAGCCAGACGCTCATCGTCCGGAGTGTCTCCAAAGTATGCCGCTGCGGACCCAGGTCCAAACTCTTTGTTCAGCATTGCAACGATAGACTTGATGTCATGACGGAACCGCGACCAGACAATTGCTTTGCCATCGTGTTCTGACATTATTTCTTTGAGTGCGTCTGTTCTTTTGGTTGGAAAGTACTCGATGTCTCCCTCATCTGTCTTGATATGGCCTGACAGGATCTGTTGTAGGCGCAAAAGCTGTGTAATTACTGCGGGTGCGCTGACCAATTCACCATTGTTTAGCAGAACCATGGCTTGCCGAGAGATATCGTTGTACATTTTGGTTTGTTCTGGCGTCAGTTGTACATACCTGACGGTGTATGTCTTGTCTGGCAGGTCTAGGCATTCTTTTTTAAGAACACGGTAGCTGAAGGAACTAATTCGTTCTGTTAGTTCATCCAGATATCGATAGCCTACGATCTGAGTAAACGATCTGGCGCCCATCTTCTGTTGTCTGGTTATCGCATACCGGCCTTGGAACGCCCAATACGAATCACCCAGCATACCCCGTTGCAGAAACTCTGCTTGCGAGTAGATATCGAGGGGAGACTTGGTGATCGGTGAGCCGGTCAGTAATCTTTTGTATGAGAACCCATCAGATATATCCATGAGTGCTTTGGTTCTTTTGGCCTTGGGGTTTTTGATGGTGGTGCTTTCATCAATGGCAATCAGACCGTGCTTGCCTAGATGTTTTGACATCCACTTTCCTACACGCTGCCCCTTCGTTGAGGAAAAAGCCTCCACGTTCATGACAAACACGGTGAGCCCAGCAAAACCTTTTTGTATTGATCGTATTTCTTCTGTTTGTTTTTTGTTTGGCGATGCTACCCAACGAATCATTCGCAGCGGTACATCATCCGACATGTGTTGAGGTATTTCCTTGGCTACCCAGTTTCGATACACGCCCTTTGGTGCTATCACCAAGGCGAAGTTGATCTTACCTTCCAAGAACAACTGTCCCATGTTATCAATGAGAACTTTAGATTTGCCGGTGCCCATTTCCATAAAGAACCCAAAGAAATCTTTCTGTCCAGCAGCATTCAATGCGGTTCGTTGGTGGTCATACGGTTTCGTTTTGAATTTATAGTTGACTGTCATAACGTTCCTCCCATATACTCCAAAATACGGCACAAAAATGGTTGTGTCAACTTAACCCTGAAGAGGATGTACTTTAATGGAAGACATATTTGATGACATGTTTGACACAAGCCAAGCGTTGGCCGGTGTTGATGCAGAGGTAGGCAAAAACCTATCTGAAATGGTGAAACAGGTCACCCAACTTGATAAAGAGATCAATAATTGGGAAGAACACCTTAAAACCCTGAAGGAACAGCGTAAGCGTATCACTCATGACCGCATTCCTAGTTTAATGGATGAAATGGGTGTGGAAAAGATAGAAGTTGAGGGCGCCTCGGTTGCTTGTAAGCCTGTAGTACACGCATCTATTCCTGTTCCACGCAAAGAAGAAGCATTTGCTTGGCTTAGAGAAAATGGTCTGGACGGTATCATTAAGAACGATGTCGTTGTGACGTTTGGTAAGGGCGAAGACAACATTGCCGGCAATCTTGTTGGGCAGTTGCAGGAAAAGGGTTTTGATCCGAAGACCAAGACACACATCCACGCTTCAACACTCAAGGCTTTTGTAAAAGAGCGGGTAACAGCAGGTAAGCACATCGATCTGGACATGTTCGGAGCGTTTGTTCAAACAGCAGCAGAAATTAAGAGGAAAGCATAATGGGTGCGTATAAGCGGAAGATGCTTGAGGAAATGGAGAATGACCCTGACCACAACGAAAAGGCGTGGGAGCGCGAGGCTCGGGAGGATAGCGTTGGTTTTAAAGAGAAAAAAGATAAATTAGAGGAGCTTACTAATATTCCTAGCCGTAGTAACGAGGCTGAAGAAGAGGAAATGAAAAAGTTTGGCTCAACAAAAAGGGAGAAAAGTAATGGGTAACGCAGTAGCTAATAAAAAAAATGCAGAGTTAAGCACAGATATTCTTGATGATATTTTTGAAACCGCAGGTGAAGGTGCTTCATTTAGTAGTGACGAGATGGCGATCCCGTTTGTTCGTTTGCTTCAGCCTATGAGCCCTCAGATCAACAAGAAAAAGCCTGAGTTTATTCCTGGCTCTGAACAGGGTGATGTTTTTAACACCGTTACTGGTCAGTACTGGCCCGGCGAAGAGGGTATAAAAGTTATCCCGTGTTATCAAACCACGGAGTACTTGGAGTTTGTGCCTATTGATTTGGGTGGCGGGTTTAAGGGCAAAGTTCCTATTGGTGATCCGTTGATTAACCAGACCAGACGAGAGGGTATGAAAGAAATACTGCCCAACGGCAACGAACTCATCAAGTCGGACCAACATTTCTGTTTGGTTTTGGATGATGAAGGATCCTATCAACCAGCTATCATTGACATGAAGTCTGCTAGCCTGAAAATTAGCCGGCAGTGGAAGACTAAAATCTCTATGCAAAAGGTTAAGAACCCAAAAACAGGGCAACTTGCTGTACCTGCTGTGTTTGCTACGATCTGGCGTATGTATTCCGTGGAAGAAACCAACGACAAAGGAACGTGGAACAACTGGGCCACGGAACCTGTTGGTTTAGTACCTCCAGAAGATCGTCACCTTTTCTTGGCGGCTAAAGACTTCCGAGACTCTATTCTAGCTGGAGAAGTAAAGGCCGCTGCGGAGCCCACAGTTAATGCCGAAGGATCTGGCAACGCAACTGGAGCGCCATACAAGGACAATGAAATCCCTTTCTAAAAAAGTGAATAAAGAATCGCGCTAGCCTGGTTAGCGCGATTTTTTTAGGAGGGATTATGTCTCAAGCAAAAAAGTTAATGGATGCGTTCTGCGGATCAATAGCGGCGCACGGTACAACCACTGTAGGCAGAGTTGGACGCAACGGCAAAGCCGAGGCGAAGAGCATGATTGTTCGCGGTCCTTTGACCGACGAGTTAGTACAGGGTCACATTGAGGGCCGTCAGGGTGTGGGATCTATACCTATTACCCAAGATAATCTGTGTATGTTCGGGGCTCTGGACATTGATACCTATGATCTCAACTTGGTGGAGTTAAATGCCAAGGTTCAAAAGCTAGGGTTGCCCCTGGTGTTGTGTCGTTCCAAGTCGGGCGGCGCCCACCTCTATTTGTTTCTCAAGCAGTGGGAGCAAGCAGCCATGGTTCGAGAGTATCTTACCGAGATGTCTGTTGCCTTGGGGTTCTCCGGTTGTGAGATCTTTCCAAAGCAGGACACTATCTTGGCGGAGCGCGGGGATGTGGGCAACTTTATAAACATGCCTTACTTTGGTGGTGATGTAACCACACGCTATGCCTTGGATGACAAGGGCGAAGCTATGGACATGGCGCAGTTCTTTGCCGCGGTTGATGCAGCAAGGATAGACATTCCAGAGTTAAATGAACTTCAGTTCGGCGGGGAGAGAACACACTTCACTGATGGTCCGTACTGCTTGGAGATCATTACTGGGCAGGGTTCTGTTACTGAACACCGCAACACGTTCATGTTTAATGTTGGCGTGTACTGCCGGCTGAAGTGGCCTGACGATTGGAAGAAGCATCACGAAGAATACAACAGGACGTTATGCAGCCCTGCCCTTGAGGCAACTGAGATCGTTGCTTTACAGAAATCGCTGATGAAGAAAGATTACTTCCTGCAATGCAGTTCCTGTCCGTTAAAAGATTACTGTGATGTACAGATCTGCAAGTCGCGCCAGTTTGGTGTGGGCAACTCGGCCCCTGATCAGGCCAACCTTGGAGGTCTGACAGTCATGTTGTCGGAGCCTCGGCATTACTTCATGGATGTAGATGGTCAGCGGCTACAGTTAACTGTTGAGCAATTACAGAACCAAGGTCTTTGGCAGCGGTCATGCATGGAGCAACTCAACTTCATGCCGCCTCAAGTTAAGCCACAAGATTGGCAGGTTGCAATCAACACCCTGATGAAGAACTCGGTCACCATAGATGTCCCTCCGGAACTCACGATCAAGGGGCAGTTTCATGAGATGCTGAAGACGTTTTGCACAAGTCGGATTAGGGCTCTGTCTCCGGAAGAAATGGAGATGGGCAAGCCGTGGACCGAGGAAGGTGTGACGTACTTTACGATGGCTGGCTTGGAACAGTTTCTTAAGAACAGGCAGTTCACACATTACAAAGCGGTTCACATACAGGAACAGTTGAAGACGCTGAATGATGGAGGGGAGTGCTACCTTAAAAAGAATATTAAAAAAGATGACGGAAGTCGAAAACAATTACGTGTCTGGCATGTGCCAGCATTTGAAGATGAAGAAATAAAACTGGAACCAAAGGAGTTTAGTGATGACATCCCCTTCTGAACAACGAAAGCTGCTGAAGATTGCGGAAATAACCGAGTGGTTGGGGGTATCCCATTCCACCATTTACAAGTGGGTAAGCGAGGACATCTTTCCACAACCCATATATCTTGGACCGGGCAAGGGCGATAAGAACAGCGCCACCCGTTGGGTCGAGGAAGAAGTTCTGGAGTGGCTAGCTCAACGTCCACGCGGTAAAGAGTGATGAAACGTGGGAAGTGGACGAAAGAAAACTTTCAAATCTTTCATAAGAAAAACCCTCATGTGTACGAAACATTTAAGCACTTTGCTTTCATGGTCACAGACCGGCGAGAATACTACTCCGCTAAATGTATCTTTCATCGGGTACGGTGGGAGACAATGATCACCGGAAAGGGGGATCATAAAATAGACGATGGTTGGATTAGTCACTACTCCCGTTTGTTTATGGACGATTACCCTGAACATGTTGGGTTTTTTAAGACAAAGAACGTCAGAAACTCGTACCACTACAACGAAGAGGAGGATGAAGATGTCTGAAGAAATGCTCTTAGGTCCGCCTGGCTGTGGTAAAACGTACAGCCTTATCCAGCGCGTACAAGAAGCCCTAGAGGACGGTGTTGACCCTGAACAGATAGGGTTCATGTCCTTTACAAAGAAGGCCGTACAAGAGGCCGTTGAGCGGTCGTGTGGCAAGTTTGGTTTTGATGAGAAACGTCTGCCTTACTTCCGCACCCTGCACTCGATTGGGTTCCGCGCTCTGGGGCTGGTATCTGGTGACATGCTAGCTAAGGACGATTGGCGCAAGCTGGGCCATGGTCTGGGTTTGTCGTTTGATAATGCAGAGGGCGCCGCACCTGATGACGGCATCCTGATCCCTGCCATTGGTGGTGACGGCGGCAAGTACATTCAGTTGATCGACCGGTCTAGGTACAGGTTGATTGCAATGGAGAAAGAGTTCAACGAGGCTGAGGATTGGGATCTATCGTTTCCAAAGATGAAGCAGATCGAGGTCAGTGTTGCTTTGTACAAAAGCAAGTTCGGTAAGATGGACTTCGTTGATCTGATTGAACAGTACCTGAACGTAGAACCACCGTACTTGAAGCTGCTGATTGTGGACGAGGCCCAAGACCTTACTCCCTTGCAATGGGAGATGGTGGATCACATGAAGGCCAACGCGGAGAATGTGGTGTATGCAGGGGACGATGACCAAGCCATTCACCGATGGACCGGTGTTGATGTTAATCGTTTTATCAATGCGACAGATAACAAGACAATCCTTTCACAGTCGTACCGGTTGCCTCGGGCCGTTTGGTCTTTGTCTCAGCAGGTTGTAAAGCGGATCGACAACCGGATTGAGAAAGAGTTTCTACCTATGGAGGAAGAAGGCTTGGTTGAATACCACCTAAGCCGGCACACAATTCCGTACCACAAGGGTTCGTGGACTATCATGGCTAGGACCAACAGTTTTGTGCGTGAGTTTGCAGAGTCTTTAAGGGAAGACGGATACCTGTACAGTGTTAAGGGTCGGCCTTCTATCAACCCAGATGCAGTAGATGTGATCGTTGCTTGGCGTGATCTGCAAGCAGGTAACCCTCTGTCGTTGCGCCGCGTAAAGAAGATGTATGCGTCTGTACCAAAGCAGGGGGACTATGCTGTTGTAAAGCGGGGCTCTGCTAGATTGCTAGACGCTGCGGATCCAGAAGCGATGTTGGATTACGAAACCTTGGTGCGTGATTATGGAATGATTGCTCCGTTATATACGGATGCGATGGATGTGGCACGGTTTGGTAAAGAACAGAAGCTATACGTCCGGTCAATTGAAAGACGAGGGGAAGACATCACCCAACCCCCTCGCCTTAAAGTATCAACTTTTCATGCCATGAAGGGAGGAGAAGACGATAATTGCGTAGTGTACCTAGGGATACCAAGAGTGTGCGCTCAAAGCAAACATCCAGATGACGAACATCGGGCATTCTATGTGGGCATAACACGCGCCCGAAAGGAATTGCACATACTAGATACAGATAAGAGGTATAAGTACCAGCTATGAATAGAGAAGATTTAATAGACGATGCGTGGAGCAAGATCAACGGGGATCGGGAAAAAGAATACGGCGATGTATATAACAGTTTCACCACCATATCTTTGGGATGGGACATAATTACGAAGAACGCTCTCGCCACGCATGGGTGTGTAAGCCCAATGCATGTTGGTCTGATGATGGATTGGCTGAAGACGAGCCGGCTGTTGGTGAACATAAACCATGAAGATTCGTGGATCGATAAGATTGGGTATTCCGCCCTGTCTGCGGAGGTTGCAGACCAGTATAATGATTGGGAGGAAGAGGAGGAAGACAAGTCATTAGAAGAGTATCTTCAGGAGGTTCCACCAGAAGGAGTGGTGGTGGAGGTAGAGGAAGAGGAAGAGCCTCCTGTTTGGGATGGTACAATTCAAGATGTGGAAACAAAGAAATGGGTGAATGAAGCAACGAATTATGCCAAAGAGTTTGCCGAGCGAGAAAAGAAATACTTGGCTGAAAAAGGTGTTCTTGAAGTTTATAAAGAGCTTTTAAAGATTGCTACGTTGGACGAATTAGATGCCATGGCGAAGTATATTCCTGAACCTAGGCCCATGACCCGCAAGCGTTTTGCCGCATACCTAGAGCCTGGGCTAAATGCTTTGTTCGGCACTGAGTATGAGCCATATGTTGGGACAAAGACATGTCAGAAGATTGATGGTCGAAACGGCAAGCCTTGTGGGCTTCCGTTAGTTGGTAGACAAAAGAAGTTCTGTAGTAAGCACGTTCCAAAGAGTACCAAAGTAGCAAGGAAAGCCTATGGCAAGAGATCGAAAAGACAAGTCAACGATCAACTATCTTGATCGGATGGACATTGACCGGTTAGATCCTGATTGGAACA